TAAAAACTCTTATATAAGAGTTTCTATGGTAGATACCAACAATTAGAGGATGAATGGCAGCACCTATTATTAAAATCAAGAGATCATCTGTTGCTGGAAAAAAACCAACATTAAATGATTTACCTTTAGGAGAATTAGCACTTAATACTTATGATGCAGAACTCTATACCAGAAGAGAAAGAAGTGGTATAGGAACTGATGTTGTAAGTCTTGGTGCCGGTACAACAGTTACAAATATTCTGTATGTTACGAAAGATGGAAGTGATACAAACACAGGAAGAAAACTTGGAGACGCAAAAGCAACAATCGCAGGAGCAATCGCAACAGCAGGAGCAGGAACTGTTATTAAAGTTAGTGCTGGATCTTATGTAGAAAATAATCCTATAACAATTCCAGAACAAGTAAGTATTATTGGTGATAGTTTAAGAGAAGTATCAGTATCACCACAGAATGCAAATGAAGATTTGTTTTATGTTGCAAATGGTGATTATATTGCAGAAATGTCCTTTACTGGGTCATTAAATTCTGGTAAGGCAATCGTTGCTTTTAATCCAGTAAATGTTGGATATTTTAATGCTTCTCCATATGTACAGAACTGTACGAATTTTATTCCAAATAGTATTGGAATGAAGATTGATGGTTCCAAGGCAATAGGACCAACAAAGTCTATGGTTGTTGATTCTTATACACAATATAATCAAGGTGGTATTGGAGTCTCAATTACAAATGAAGGATATGCACAGTTAGTTTCACTTTTCACTATCTGTAATGAGACTGCGATTTTCTGTGGTTCTGGTTCTGCTTGTGATTTAACGAACTCTAACTCATCATTTGGTAATTATGGATTAGTTGCCGATGGTGTTGGCCCAAAAAAATATACTGGAATTATTACAACTGTCGCAGCAGCCGATAGTGATACTTTTATTTTAGATTTAAATGTTCCAACACTGAATGTAAGTAGTGCTCTTTATGATAATGTGAGTGGAATTGTTACGGTCACTACATCTTCAAATCACAACTTTAATGTTGGAATGGGTGTAACAATTTCTGGATTAAAATTTAATTGCAATTCAGGGAACACAGTTACTAATTATAATATTAGTACCGCAAATTATACTAGTACGACTGGTATTTTAACAGTAACGACATCTACTAATCACAATTTTACTGTTGGGATTAGTGTTACGATGTCTAATTTGGTATTTTCTTGTAATTCTGGTGGTGGTATATCTACGGCATATTTTCCACCAGCACCGGGGGATAATAATGGAGACTCAAATTATATTTTCGATGTAATATCATTACCGGCATCTAATCAATTTGTCGTAAATGTAGGAACATCTACAATTACTCATAGTTATGTGAATGGTGGTGTAGTTTCAATTAGCACGATTGCAAATTTCCCTTCTGGAGATTATGGATATATCTTTGAGGTTGCTGCTATTGGTGCCGCAAATAGTTTCTCCGCTTATGTTGGAGTTTCTACACTTTCGCATACCTATAATTCTGGTGGAACTGTTAAAATAAATACCACAAGACCTTATGACGGTCAGGTAGTGTATTTTGATGAACTTTATTATACTGTTGGTGGTGTGACTGTTGGTTCTGGTGGAACTGGTTATACTGAAAATGTGGACATTACTTTTAGTGATCCAAGTGAACCTTGGGGAGTTTCTGCAACTGCCGTAGGTGAAGTTACAAATGGTTCTGTGACTTCTATAGAAATGGTTTCTAATGGAAGAGGATACACAGGAATACCAACAGTAACTTTTGCATCACCAAACTCTGGAATTAATACTGCAACAGGAACTGCAAATCTAATTCCAACTTACTATTCTATATTAAGATCAACACCAATATCTGGTGGTATTTGTACGATTACGGTGAATGATAATGTTCCTTATGTAGTCGGTCTTGGTTCAACTGTTCCTTTCTTTAAGCAAAGTCGGGTATTAGCATCAGGACATTCTTTGGAATACATTGGTTCTGGAACTAATATTGATAGTGCTCTTCCTAATCAAGGTGGGGTTACGATTCAAGATAATGAGATTGATATGAGAAATGGTGGTCTGGTTGTATTCACATCAACAGACCAATCAGGTAATTTTCGTATTGGTGATGGTGTTGTGATTAATCAACAAACCGGAACTATTTCTGGTACTTTTTATTCTAAGAGTTTATTCTCTGCGATGACACCATTCATACTCGCATTAGGAGGAGATTAAAAAAATGGCATTAGCACTTAATATATTTAAAACAATTACGGCAGTTGTATCAACAAGCCCAACCGCAGTATATACTGCACCTGTTGGTTATACTGGTGTTGTTCTTTTGGCTCAAGTCGCAAATATTGGGGCATCTTCGCATGATGTTTCATTATCACATCGAAGAAGTGTAGTTGGAGTAGCAGTTACCACAGAAATGTTAAAACAATATCCAATCTCGGCAAATGATACTGCAAATATTCTTCCCGGAAAGTTAGTCTTGGAAAGTGGAGATAATTTAGTATTATCTGGTAGTAATGCATCAAATTTAAAGTTCATTGGTAGTATTCTAGAAACACTTAACTAAAATGGCAAAGTATATCAGTAATCGTCAACAAAATCTTAAGATCGGTATTGTTTCTTATACCGAAGATAAAACAGTACTTGAGGTTACTGGTAAGGTTGGTATTGGAACCACGAATGCAACATCAAAACTTTGGGTTGATGGTGATGGATATTTTGTTGGAGTATTATCTTCCACCAAATTTGTTGGTGGATCTATTAGTGGTACTAGTGTAGTAGGAACATCATTAAGTATCTCTGGTATCAGCACTTTAGGAATTACATCAACAACTAATCTAACTTCACAACAGTTAAATGTTTCTGGTATCAGCACTTTAGGTGTTACATCAGCAACCAACTTAACATCACAACAGTTAAATGTTTCTGGTATTTCTACATTCACTAATGGTTCAGTTCTTATAGGTGGAGGAACAGAAACAGGAACAAGATCACAAAGACTTCAAATTGTTGGTGGCGCATATGTTTCTGGTTCTGTTGGATTAGGAACCACAAATCCAACATCAAAACTACATGTTGTTGGTAGTGGAAATTTTATTGGTAGTGTTACTGCTTCTGATGGATTCTATGTTAATGGATCATTAATTGGTGGTTCTATCTCTGGTACTGCTTTAGTAGGTACTGCACTAAGTATTTCTGGTATCAGTACTTTAGGAGTTACTAGTACTACTAATCTAACATCACAACAATTAAATGTTTCTGGTATCAGTACATTAGGTGTTACTAGTACAACCAACTTAACATCACAAACTTTAAATGTATCAGGTATCAGTACTTTAGGTGTTACCAGTACTACTGATCTAACTTCACAACAGTTAAATGTATCAGGTATAACAACTCTTGGTGTTACATCAACAACTAATCTAACTTCACAACAGTTAAATGTATCAGGTATCAGTACTTTAGGTGTTACTAGTACAACCAACTTAACATCACAACAACTTAATGTTTCTGGTATCAGCACTTTAGGTGTTACTAGTACAACCAACTTAACATCACAACAGTTAAATATAAGTGGTATCAGTACTTTAGGTGTTACTAGTACTACTAATCTAACTTCTCAACAGTTAAATGTATCAGGTATTTCTACATTCTCTAATGTTGTAAGTTTTAGTAATAATAACATAATAATTGGTGATACTAATACTGGATGTTCTATTACTTCTGGTACTCATAACTTCTTTGCTGGTTCTCAAGCAGGAAGATCTAATACCTCTGGACAATATAATAACTTCTTTGGTCAATGTACAGGAAGAAATAATACCTCTGGAACTGGTAATAATTTCTTGGGGAATTATGCAGGAAAAAATAATACCTCTGGAACTGATAATAATTTCTTTGGTACAGGTGCTGGAACTCAGAATGCCACTGGAGACTCTAATAACTTTATTGGTAAATCTGCAGGATATTGGAATACTACTGGATCTTGTAATAATTTCTTAGGACGATTTGCAGGAAGATATAACACCACTGGATCTTTTAATAACTTCTTAGGATTTGAGGGGGGATATTGTAATACTACTGGATGTAACAATAACTTCTTTGGACGTTGTGCAGGACACCGCAACACCACTGGATGTAACAATAACTTCTTAGGTAATAGGGCAGGATTTGCAAACACCACTGGAAGGTATAATAATTTCTTTGGTGCTTATGCAGGATGTACTCAAACCTCTGGTGATAGAAATATTGCATTTGGTTTTAATGTTCAATTACCAAATACCACTGGTTCTGATCAATTAAATATTGGTTCTGACACAAATTCTTGGATTTCTGGTAATAGTTCCTTTAATGTTGGTATTGGAACCACAAATCCAACAATGAAACTTTGGGTTAATGGTAGTGGAAATTTTATTGGTAGTGTTACTTCTTCTGATGGGTTTTATGTTAATGGTTCATTGATTGGTGGTTCTATCTCTGGTACTGATATTGTAGGTACTTCTTTAAGTATCTCTGGTATCAGTACTTTAGGTGTTACCAGTACAACCAATCTAACTTCACAACAGTTAAATGTATCAGGTATAACAACTCTTGGTGTTACAAGTACTACAAATTTAACATCACAAACTTTAAATATAAGTGGTATTTCTACATTAGGTGTTACATCAACAACTGATTTAACTTCTCAACAGTTAAATGTATC